GATGACTGAACATTGGGGAGTAATCGTTCTCGCCGTCATTGGCGGGTCAACGCTGGCGTTTGTCAGCGCGTGGCTCGTGGTAAAAATTATCCGTCTATTTGAAAAGACGGTTGAGATGGATAAAGACATCGAATGTCTCAGAAAATGGTGCGGTGAACTGAATTGTTCAATTCAGAAGATCAATTACAGAATAGCGGAAACGGAAAAACGCATGGAGGGCAAAGCATAATGCAGATTGCAGTCTATTTTACCAACCGCAAAGCGCAGGTTTTCGATGTGGCGAACGTGGTTTTCCACTCATCCGGCACATGGTTCAGCTTTACGAACAGCCGCCAGGTGCAGACCACGCGCGAAGTGGAAGTCACGAACGAAAACCAGGAAACATTCACCGTCACCGAGGAACGGACGGCCTTCCCGGAGTTGATCGGCGCGGGAAAGGTAGTCATCAACTGGGCCGAGGTGGCATATGTGCAGGAATACGTTGCGCCCGACCCGGAGCAAGACCCGACCGAAACCGCCACGGGCAATGAGAGCCTGACAGCATGATACTGATTGACACAAGGCAGCAACCCGGAAAGCATGACTTGATCGAAGCCTATCTTGACAAGCGCGGCATTGCCTATGATCGCTGCAAGCTGTATGTGGGCGATTATGCGATAGCCAACGATCAGCGGCGCGTGGTGGACACAAAAAGCGGCGTGCTGGAATTGATGATGGATGTACAGTCCGAGCACCACGAAACCTTCAGCCGGGAATTGCAGAGGGCGCAGGCGGCAGGCATTGACCTGCTGGTGCTGGTGGAGGAAGCCTTGCCCCCTGGGGGCCTGTCCGCATGGGTCAGCCCCACAAACAGACAAGGCAAGCCGCTATCCTCCGCAAACCCTGAAACGCTGCGGAGGGCGTTGCTGACATTGACGGCAAAGTATGGCGCAAGATTCCGGTTTGTTGATCGCAAAGACGCAGCGCGGGTACTGGTGGAATACCTGACAGAGGGGGTGCTACCGTGACATTGTGGCAGCTTAGCAGCACACAGTTGACGGCATGGCTATTTACGCTTAACGCGCGTGACAGGCAGATTATGCTCTATCACGATGTGTGCGGCCTGAGCTGGTCAGCAATCGCGGAGCTTATGACCTATGACAGGCGCTATCTCATCCGGCGCTATAAAATCTGCAAAGAGAGGTTTGACAAGTGGATACAGGCATCAGCTATTGCGGAGGGGAATACCTCTGGTTTTACTCAGATGAACGGCGATGGCACACCCGAATCAAAAAATTAGCCGAAAAATACCCGGAGCAATGCGTCATAAAGCAAGCGCCGGAAACCAATGACGGTTGTATTACTGCAAAGCTCCCTGTTAGCTGGTTGAAAATTGCTCCGAAACGGGCTTGTAACCTGACGGATGAACAAATAGTCATCCTTGCGGAGCGCCTGAGAACGGCGCGTAAAACCCCAGCACAGCCGTTGATATGAAACAAGCACAAAAAAGCCGCCCCACAAGGGGCGGTGATTTTATTTGTCAACCCTGATACATTCCGTGCGGGTAAATTTCTCCATCAAGCTCAATATAAATGATTTGGTCGTATTGGTGTCCGTCTATGTAAAATTCTCGTGGGGCATAAGGGTTATACAGGTCAACAGTAAAGACTTCCATTTGTTCGATAGCGTCCAGCTTGCCTTGCTCATAGGCGGCGCGGGTGTCAAGGTTGCAGGCGGTGTATTGGGCTACAATGTCAGTGACAAGGGCAGCGGTCAGCAGGATAGCGGCGATCAGCATAGCGATAGTTTTCTTCATGGCTCAGCCCTCCATCAGCAGGTTTTTTACAGCGGTGTTCCAATAGGCGGCAAATTCTTCATCCGTCAGCAGCGAGCAGTCAAGGAACCAGTCACGGGTCATCACTGAAGCGGCATAGCGTTTTACATCGCGCACCTTGTCCGGCGTGATGCCGTCATAATACCATTCATCCGGGCAGGTTTCTTCAACCGACATCAGGTTAGCAGCGTCAAAGACCAAATCATAGTCATAATTCATTCCGCGCTCATACATTGCATACATTGCTTTAGCTCCCTTCTCCCTGCCTATTGTAAAGCCGGACAGGGGCGGCGCGGTGTCAGTAGGTGAAGCGGTAGAAGTCAGGCTTCCCAAAGTCGGTAACGTTTGAGAACAGCGGAGACAGATCATTGGCAAGCCGGGTAACATATTTCATCATGTTATTCCACTGTGCTGCATTCTCTTGCAGGTTTGAAAGGCTCTTTTCCAGGGCGTCAGCTTCTTTTGCGGCGTCCTTTGCTATTTCCTTCAGCTTTTCGCCGTCAATCCTTCTGCCGTCAGTGCTTGCTATATCCAGTGTGATATAATCTTCATAGCGGTGAGAGGGCTTGCAGAAGGTGACTGTAATAGCGATGGACTTGTAGCGCTGTTCGTTGTGCAGATAGATTCTTTCGTACTCCGGGAAGGCTTTTTCCAATTCGGGTATCAGCTTCTTTGTGACATACTTCCCATTGAAGGCGCTCAGGCATTGCGCCACAATCCGTTTTTCCTTCAACCATGCGATTCTATGCGCGGCCTTGTTTGTGGCTTCTTCCAGGGCCGTTTCTGATATGCTGACCATGATTTTCCCTTTCTCCCCGTCAAGCCGATAGGACAGCTTTTCTATTGTTACACCCGGACAGGCATTAACAGCGCTTCGGTGTGATAATAACCATCGTACACATACAGTTGCGGAAGGCTCTTTCCATCGCGGCAAACGTAGAAGTCAGCGTCTTTCATCAGGCGAACGATGTTAGCGAGATAGTCAGCATTCACATACAGGTCATTGTCCAGCTTTACAACGTTCTTTGCCTTGCCTATATCCTCTTTGGCCTTCTTAATCTGCCCGATATTCATCTTGCTAACAAGGGTGCCATGCTGCACAGCTTCATGCAGCAGCTTTTCCAGGGTGGCAAGCATTCCGGGCGCGGGAGTAAATTCTTCCAGCCCTTCCACCTTGTGCGCGTATCTAATCAGGGTGAAACCATCGCACACAATCCAGTTGCCGAAACTGTCTTTCATCTGACCGGGAAGGCGCGCGCCGTTTCCCTTTGCTATCTTGTCCAGCAACTTTAGCGCTTGTTCGTCCTTGCAGGTGAATTGCTTCACCTGCTGGACGTTTTCAGCCTTGTCTATGGTTGCTTCTGCTTCCGTGATCGTGATCGTGTCCACCTGTCCGGCCGGGAGGGCAAGCACCTTTTCGGGAGCGGGAAGGCCATTGCCCGGTTTCCCATCGCCGTCTATATTCAGTATACGCCGGATAGCCTTTTCCGCTCTTGCAGCGGCAACAACGATCATTTTCTTGTCATTCTTCAAGGCGGTTAGCCAATTCTTGATATATGCTGCGCTATTGGTCAGGCTTGCGCTTGTGTCCAGGTGAAGAGTAGCGCACAGGGAAGCCGCGCCGATCTCCGCCACAAGCTCTTCTGTGCTGTAATCTTCCGAACCAAATGCAGCGCACTTAGTCAAGTCAATGCGGCCCAACCTGGAAGGGTGCCCGGTGGAGTGCGTCAATTCATGAAATAGAGTGGAATAGTATTCGCTATCATTCTCAAACTGTTCTACAAGGGGCGTAATAACTTTATCTTCCATCGGAATATAGCAAGCCCGGTTCCCCTTCATTGGTTGATAGGTAATTCCCTCGCGTGTGATGTAGCTGTGGGCAACGTCCATTGCATCAAGATTCAGCGCGTGGGTGTAGCTGACTTCCTTTTCGTCGGTGTGGTACTTCTGTTCGATACCTTCGCATTGGTCAATCTTGAAAACAGTGTAGGCTTTCAGTACGGGAATACGCTTAGTCACTTCATCGCCGTTTTCATCCGTCAGGGTTTCGCCGTTTTCGTCCTTCTGCTTTTTGTCGTACATCTTATAGAACACAATTTTCTTGCCATGCTCACCCTTGCGAACGTGACCACCGCGCTGCTGCACCTGCTCAAAGGTGAGATATTCGCCGCGAATGTCAGCCATCAGGCCAAAAATGTCATTATACTTTTTGTCAGGGTCTGCGAGCAATAGCTGATTGATGAAACTGTATTCCTTCCCGGAGACACCGCTCCAGGCCCAACCTGCCGCACAGGTCCATGGCATGGCCCAGGGTTTTAGCCCCTGCTCAAGCATCGCGCAAATGCGGTCGGTAACCATTTCATAAGCATCAAACTTCTTTTCGGTGTTGCGGTTAAACATGGTTTTTTCTCCCTTCATTTGGTCGTGTGGTGTGGTGCGCTGCTCTGTATTTCTCAACCCGGCTTGCAACGGGCTTTGGCTACATTAGCGCGGGCCTTATTTGTACAGGCCGCGGCAGTCAAGCTGATTGTAAATTTCATCTCGGACAGTGATTGCTTCTTCTCCCAAACCAAAGCAACGTTCAAGGTTGAATTTCACAGACGCTTCTCCGGCATAAATGCTAAGAAGGTTTAACAGGTAAGCAGGTGCTGTCACCTTTTCGCCTTTGATCGTGATAGTGATGCGGGAATCGCTTGTGATTTTCTTCATGGTTTGGTACTTCCTTTCGCGGTCGTTTTGTTGTGGGCTGTATGCCCTGCTGACGGTTATAATTATATGCGGGTACCAGCATAAAATCAATAGAAAAAATGGGAAAAATGAAAAAAAGTTGATTTTGTGCTGACATGCCTTGTGCCGCAACGGTGTACGGGTACCAGCATACACAAAAAGCCAATACCAGATTTGACAAATTGACTTTATACCGTGACCGTGATATGATACAGATAAGGAAGGAGGACGAGACAATGCCACGAACACCAGCAGCAAACAGAGCCACCGCAAAATGGGAAGCGAAAGCCTATGACCACGTAAATCTCCGGCTCCCAAAGGGCACCAAAGAGCGCATACAAGCGCAGGCCGAGAGCGTCAACGGCTACATAAGCGCCGCACTGATGAAGCAACTACAACACGACGAACAGACCACCAAACAGCCGCCCACCTGATCGGGCGGTTTTTTCGTGCTGCATCGCTCCCGGCCGGAGAAGCTCCGCGCCGATCACCACCACCACCAGCCGCACACCTGGACCGCGCCGGAGTGCTGCACTTGCTCCGCGCTACACCGTAAAGAAAGAAAGAAAAGAAAGTAACAAAGAAAAGAAAGAAAGAAAAGGCGCAGCCTGTTTTCCGTTCCTACTATAACAAGTACAAAAAAAACTTCCTCTTTTCTATCCTCCGTGAAACACTGATAGTTTCACACTATGTTTCACACATTGTTTCACAGTAGCTATAGAGTAGATCAGTAGATCAGTAGAATAAGCAGAGTAGAAACAAGAGAAAGAGTAGACAATAGAGTAATAGAGCAGAGTAATCCTCAATCCTATTGAGTAAGCTATCCTCCCCATATCCTATCAACCTACTATGCTAGTAGGTTTTAGCTGGTAGCTGCTACTCCTGGTAGATAGTGTGGTGTAGATTGTGGTGCAGATATTGGTCAGGTGTCAGCAACCCTTGTATCTTCTGTGCTTCCTTCTTCCCTATTGCATTTGAGGGGAGAATACTATTGCTTTTTTGTGGTGCAATATGGAGGGGAGGCGGTGTCAGGTGTACCCCTGGGGGGAGAGGACGGAACTGGGACTCCGGCTGCGTCCCCCATAGTATATATATATACCTTGGGGGTCTGGGTCAGTCGGCATAGGGAGTTAAAAAATAAAAAACTGTTTTTATTGTTTTTTTGGGGTCTGGCATCCTGACCTTGGGGAGTTTTTTTATTTTGATTTTTTGTTTTATGGGGGGATGGGCGAAGAAAATGGTTGAGAGCGGGGAGGAAGCCCGGATTTTTTTATTTTTAGGGTGAGGGATGAAAAATGGCCACTACTAAAACACTTGACAAACGTGGTAAAGGGGTGTTGTAGGGCGCGGAAGGAGGGATGTGTGCGGTGTGAAGAGCCATGAGGAACTGAAGCCATTAAGGCCGCAGGACATTGAGTTTGTGAATGATGTACTCAATGGGAAGCCGAAAACGGTTGCGTGGAAGGAACACGGGATAGCGCAGGCAACGGCAGAGAAGATACTGATGCGGCAGGATGTCCGCAAGATGATGTCGGACGCTGCCACACTGATTATCAGGACGAACGCGAAGAAGGCTGCGGCGAAGATCGCGGAGCAGCTTGACGATAAGAATCCGTGGGTTGTTCAGAGTGCTGCGAGGTTGATTCTGGACTATGAACGCTTTGAGGAAAAGAACACGAACACGGATATTGTGGTCAACTTCGGGAATATGCCTGTGCCGGGAATGCCTGAGCGCCTGCCGGAGAACACGGCTGCAGAGGTGGAGGGGTCGGTTCAATGAACATCGTTGACTTGACATATAACCCCACGCCGAAGCAGATGATTTTCCACACAACGAGGGCAAATGAAGTCCTGTACGGCGGAGCTGCTGGCGGAGGAAAAAGCTGCGCAATCGTGATGGATGCGCTGGCGCGTTGTCTGAACTACCCGGAAACCCATGCTTACCTGTTTCGCCGAACATACACGGAGCTTGAAGATACGCTGATTAAAGAGGCGAAGGCAAGGTATCCAAAGGCACTGGGTCGGTACAATGTCGGGCGGCACGATTTTGAACTTGTGAATGGGAGTGTGATACATTTCCGGCACTGTTCATCGGTCGCTGATATGTACAACTACGCTGGCGCTGAGATTCACTGGCTGTACATTGATGAGCTGACCAGCTTTGAGCGGGAGATATACGATTTTCTTCGGACAAGGCTTCGTGCGAAAAAGAGCCTTGGCATTGAGCCTGTTGTGCGGTGTGCTTCTAACCCCGGAAACATCGGCCACAGTTGGGTCAAGGCAATGTTCGTGGATGCAGGGCCGTACATGAGCCTGATTACACGGACTGAAAAGAGCATGACGCTGAAGCGCGAAAAGACGTTCACGGTGCAGTACATACCTGCGCTGGCAACGGACAATCCGTATATCACGGATGATTACATTTTCGAGCTTGAGCGCAAGCCGAAAGCCTTGCGGGACGCGCTGCTGTTTGGTCACTGGGATGCGTTTGAAGGTCAGGTGTTCACCGAGTGGAAGGATGACCCGGAGCATTACCATGACAGGCTGTGGACGCACGTTATTGAGCCGTTCGTAATACCTGTTCACTGGCCTCGTTATATGAGTTTCGACCACGGCTATTCCAAACCGTTTTCTGTTCAATGGTGGGCAACAGACCCAGGCGGCACACTTTACCTGTACAAGGAATGGTACGGCTGCGATGGTACGCCGAACAAGGGTATTTATATCACGCCCCACCAGATCGCCGAGGGAATCCTTGAGAGGGAAACGGACGAGATACAGGACAACATTTCCATTGACCGCATTGCCGACCCAGCCATATTTGACAGATCGCGCGGTGACAGCGTGGCAGACCTGATGCGGAACGCTGACGGGCGCGGATTGACGGGTGTTTCATTCCGCAAGGGTGATAACAACCGCATGGCTGGCCTGATGCAGGTGCATGAGCGCTTGCGGTTTGACAAGAACGGGAAACCGGGACTGCAAGTGTTCCGCACCTGCCGGGACACGATCAGAACTTTGCCAGCGCTGCCCTACTCGCTGACAAAGACTGAGGACATCGACACGGACGCTGAAGATCACTGCTACGATGCGCTGCGCTATATGTGCATGGCACGGCCTGTGAAGGCCACTGACCCGCGCGTGGGACGGCGGTATCGGTTCAGCCCGTATGACGATGAGGACGAGAGAAGGAGGTGAGAGCAATGAGCGAGATAAAAAAGCGCTTGCGGAGCGAAAAGATTCCGGGCGAAGCGCCGAAGGAAAGGAAAAAGCCGTCTGAGGGCGCAATGGAAGCGTTTGACTTCATCGGTGAGCAAAAGCTGACCGCAGAGGACAGGGCGCTGAAGGAAGAAGCGTACAGCAGGCTTGAGTTGTGGGAGCAGGACTGCCACAAGTACCATGAGATGGCGCGGAAGTGCCGCCTGATCTACCGCTTGCAAGACCCGGACCAGGATTTGCCGAACACACCTCCCGAAGAACGTATGCTTCAGCTGCAAACGCTGAAAAGCACAATCAACAACTGCGTGGCAGACCAGATTGATAACCTGCCCGAAGCGCTGCTTCTTCCGCAGCGGCCTGAGCTGCAGAGCGTTGCCGGGGAAATGACCAATGTTGTCAAGTTCATCGTGGAGCAGAATGACGGCAAAGAGTATTTCCGCAAGCGCGATGAGGATTTCATGATTGCCGGGACATCCGTCACACAGATTATGTGGGATGAGGATATGGACAACGGCAAGGGCAACATTGCGATGGTGGTTGTGCCGATTGAGCAGCTTGTCTGGGATCCGATGGCAAGCGACATTCAGCAGGGACGGGCGCTGATTAAGCTGACCTGGTATCCCCTGAGCTGGTTTGCCGAGCATTACCCGGAGCAGGCGCAGTATATCGGCGATGAGAGCCAGAGCCACAACCACGTTGGAGAGCCGGAAACCATGTATTCCATGGTCGATCAGGCCGAGGGCCGCGCAATGCTGATGGAATACTGGTACAGGCGCTATGACGCGAAAAAGAAGCAGTATTCCATCAATGTAGCCTACTTTGCCGGGGGCGCACTTCTGCGGAAGTATGAAGATGTGTACGCGCACGGCAAATACCCATTTGTGTTCGATGTGTACTCCCAGATAGACGGTCAGCCTGTGGGCGAGAGCATGGTGTCCGAATTGACACCCATGATGCGCTATATCAACCGCTACGCGCATTACATTGATGTCAACCTGCGGTATTCCAGCAAAGCGAGGATGCTTTCACGGAAGAACAACGGCATTGACACAAATGCGCTGGCTGACTGGTCGCGGAACATCATTGAGGGTGACAGCGTAACACAAGAGGACATCCGCTGGCTGGAAACGAAGCCGTTCACTTCACTGGCTACAAACCAGATGCTTCAGTTCCAGTCTGACATGAAGATGGACAGCGGACAGAACCAGTTCAGCCGTGGCGAGGTGTCCGGCGGCGTGACTGCGGCAAGCGCCATCTCCGCACTGCAGGAAGCAGGCGGCAAGATTACGCGAATGCGCACGAACGTACTGTCAGCGGGATTCAAGAAGATTGTCGAGCAGATACTCTGGCTGGTGTCGGAGTTCTACACGGACGAAAGAACGGCGCTTGTGGTGGGAGAGGGCTTTGAACCTATCCCGCTGAACCTGTCCGCTGAACACCTGATGGGCAAGCGGAAACGCGCCGGGTCGCTTGAACCGCCGCCTTACACGGTTTCTATACAGATACAGCGCTCTAACCCCATGCGGGTGCAGGCGCAGAACGACCTGATGATTCAAGCCTACACAATGGCTGCGCAGAGTGGGCAAAACTTCCCGCTGAGTGTGCTGTTCCAGCTCTTGAACGTGGATGGCAAGGACAGAATCTTGCCTGTGCTGCAAGAGGTTGAACAGACAACGCAGATGATGCAGCAGTTGCAGATGCAGAACCAGCAGATGCAGCAGGACATTGAGGGCTTGCAGAACATTATCGACACTTACTCCGATGAGTTAAGCGGCATCGAGAACAATCAGGCGGCAACCGCTCCCGCTATGCTGGGGGCAACCGAATAACGGTGTAATCGGGGGACGCCCCGTTACATAAGCCATTGGAGGACATATGGCAGATTTGGAAAACACGGTCATGACGGAAGGACTGCCGGAGAGCGCAGCGGATGACGCGCTGCAGGCTTCGGCAGAGGAAGCAACTGACGAATCTATTGCCTTGTCTGAAGCGCTGGGTGCAGCAGCCGAGGGTGACAAGCCCCAGGACACTGATGCAAGCGGAGCGGCAGAGCAGGGCGCAAAGCCAGTGAACAGCGGCATCAAAGGCCGACTTCTGGAAAGTGAGCGCAAGGGGCATGACAAAGGCTATGCTGAAGGGCAGGCGGCGGCGCAGGCCGCATGGCAGGCCGAGAAGCAGCAGTATGAGAGCCGCTTGCAGCGCCTTGAAGAAATCGCGCTGAAAGAGGACGCGCGGGAGCTGGCGAAGCAGGAGGGCTGTTCGGAAGCCCTTGCAATGCGGATTCTGAGGGCTGAGAGAGGACTTCCCGCACAGCAGGAAGCGCCTGTCCAGCCGAGGGACGAAAAGGGACGGTTTACCAGCAATCAGCAGCCGAAAGCGCCGGATGTGAACGAAAGAGCGCAGCAGTTGTTTGACCAGGCGAAGAATATCCAGCGCATGGGCGGCGTTGATGTGATGGCGCTGTTCAACGAAAATCCCGAGATTCGCAACAAGGTTTCCAGCGGTGAAATGGACTTCTACGATGTAGCCCGTGAATACGGCAAGGCCGAACCGCGCAAGCAGACCCCTCCTGTCACACGAAGCGGACAGCCCGGCGTGATTGCCGGACGATCTATCGCCGATCTCTCCGATGATGAGTTTGACAGGTTAAACAGACTGTTGGAGGGAGGAGCGGTCATCGACATGAGGAGATAAAAAATGGCTTACGAGAATATGAATTACAGCTATGACGCTGGCATTGCCCCTGGTATTGTGGACTACCACGAAAAAACCCTTCTGAAGAATGTTGTTCCCAATCTGATCTGGGCGCGTGATATGCAGATGCGTCCCCTGCCCCGCAACAACGGCAGGCGCGTACAGTTCAGGCGCATGGTGCCGTTCCCCGCTTCCACCCGTCCCCTTGAGGAAGGTGTGACCAAGAAGGGCCAGAAGCTCAGGCAGACCGACCTGTGGGTGACCATTAAGCCCTACGGTGAGCATATCGAGTTCACCGATGAGCTTGACCTGTACCACCTGGACAACCTGCACCTGGAAGCGAACCGCCTGCTGTCCAATCAGGCGAAGCTGTCCATTGACGCTCTGGCCCGTGACGCGAAGTGCGCTGGCACGAACGTGATGTATGCTGGCGGCAAGACTTCCCGCGCTGCGGTGACTGCCAATGACAAGCTGACCTATAACGACCTGAAGAAGGCCGTCCGCGCTCTGGAAAACAACAACGCGCCCCGCTTCCCTGACGGCTATTATCATGCGAACATCGACCCCGATACCGAGTTCGACCTGACCGCTGACCAGATGTGGATTGACGTTGCGCGTTATCAGGATAAGCGCAAGGTGGAGACTGGCGAGCTGGGCATTATGGCTGGCGTGAAGTTCTTCAAGACCACCGAGGGCAAGAAGTACGAAGCCGAGGATTACCTGTGCTATACCGATTCCACCTTTGAGACTGGTGTTGCGTCCCTGACTGTGAGCGCCTATGACGCTAACAAGCTGACTGTAACTGTTTCCAACACTCTGAACGAGTATGAAGCCCGTCAGTTGGGCGGCAAGATGGTTCTTCTGGGCAGCGAGCTGGCCTATATCGAGTACGCTGATGCGGCTACCAAGACGCTGAAGCTGCGCTGGGCACCCGCCACCGCCCCCACTGCCAACACCACCACCATTACCCCCGAAGGCGCTGGCGCTTCTGGCGTTGACCTTCGCGCCACTGTGGTTTACGGCGCGGACTTTGCTGGCGGCGTGTCCCTGGAGGGCAGCGGTCACAACGTGCGCATTATCATTAAGCCGCTGGGCTCTTCCGGCTCTGATGACCCCTACGATCAGCGCGGCACGATTGCCTACAAGATCAAGGGCCTGGCTTACACCATTCTTCAGGACAGCTTCGGTATCCGCATCGAGCATTCCGTATCTGCCTGATAGGTTCTTACGGGGGAGAGGGCATATCCCCCTCCCCCTATCTTTGAAAGAGGTGCAATATGGCAAACGCAAAGACGGAAAAAGAAAAAGGCACTGAGTTTGTTGTGGGTGACCAGACTGTGACTGTGTTCCTTCCCAAGCTGGAAGAGGACAAGCCGGGCAGTGTTGACCAGACAGTGACGGTGCAGCTTGAAGGCAAGAATCACAACAAGCCGCTGATTATCCAGCGCGGCGTGCGCGTGGAGATACCCGTATGGGCGTTTGAGATTCTGTACAATTCCGGGCGTTTTGACGGCATCTGAGAGGTGATGTCTCATGACCTTTGAAGCGATGATGCAAAGGGCAATCTTCCAGTACAACGCTGACTGGGATGATTACGAGGATTATGCCCCGCACGTTGACGCTTATATCAATGACGGATATGACCAGATTCTCTACGCGCTGACAAAGTACCATCTGGACGAATTGCAGTTTTTCTACACACTGAGCGCAGAAACCGATCTGGAAGTTGCCCCCGGCGTTCCTGAATGGACGCACCTGCCGATCTGTGACTATGCCACCTATATGCTTTACCGCAACGGCAACCCGCAGAAACAGCAGAGGGGACAGGAATTTCTTTCCAACTTCCTGAAATGCCTGCAAAAGTGTGAGAACATGGGCGGCAAGGTCAAGCTGGACACAGAAACAGGCGAGATGACTTTCAGTCAGCAGCCGAAGCAGTTCTACAACGTGTACCCGTAAGGAGGGATAGACAATGCCCGTATTGTATCAGACGGCGGTTGATATTCCCTCTTTCATGGGCATCAACCAGACCGGGGACGGCTACAATATGTCTCTGCGCTATGCGCGAGAGATGGAGAACGTGGATATTACGGGCGGCAGCTATCAGCCCATGAGAGCCGGACAGGCCATCGAGCAGCACTTGACAAAGCCCATCGGCACACTGGCCTGCCTGTCACGGCGGTTCAATGTGGAGAGCGGCAAGGAAAACGTGCTTGTGGCGATTGCCGGAAGCGGCGTGTGGGTGAAAATCCTTGACGGTGATGATATATGGGTCAGGAAGTATAACAAGCTGACGAACGATGTGTGCGACTGGGTGACCTATGAGATCAACCCGGAGGGCAGCGACGCGCCAATAGATGTGCTGCTGTTCACCAATGCGCAGGACGGTATGTTTTGCCTGTACGGTAACGACCTCCACGTTGAAGCGGTGGAGACACCGAAGAAATTCGGGTGTCTTGCCCGGTTCAATGAGCGCATCTGGGGAAGCGGCATTACAGAAGACCCGGATATGCTTGTGTACTCCGCTCCGTATGACCCGTTCAACTGGGAGCAGAACAGCGAGATACCGGAGGACGGCGCGGGAGACATTACAGCCCCTTCCTGGGACGGTGACCATTTCCTGGCGCTGCGCAATTTCGGCTCTTACCTGCTGGCGGTGAAGAAAAACGCCATCTGGCGCTTGAGCGGCACAGACCCGGCAACGTACATCCTGCGTCAGCAGCTTGGCACAGGCGCGATTGTGGAGAACACGGTGGTTGCGAACAACACAAGCGTACTGGCGTTGGGGTGGAGCGGCCTTATCCGGTATGACGGCACGGCGGCAACGCCCTTTCAGCAGGATATGGTTTGCGACATTCTCAAAAAGCGGCTGAACACGCTGTGCATTGACAAGGCCGTTGCCATCATGCGTCCCCCGAATATCTATATGCTTGCTGTGCCGCTGGATGAGAGCGAGAGCAACAACGTGATACTGGAATATCACGCCACGGACAGAACCTTCTCACTGCGGACGAACATCTATGTGAGGGCCTTTCTGCGGGTGGATGACCGCATCTTCTACACCACGGACACACAGCCCGGAGAAGTGTTTGAGCTGAACGGCAAGGGCAATGTGCTGCGGACGAAATGGATAAGCGGCTATCAAGACTTGGGCCTGAAATCCTCCGTGAAAAGCACATTCACGGTGTACTTTCTGCCGGAAGCCGAAGTGCCGTTCCCGCTGACAATGGGCATCCGCACAGAGAAAAAGCTGAAGCAGAAAACGCTATGGATTAAGCCGGGGAAAGCCTATCGCGTACACATGAACGTGCAGGGACGATACTTCCGGCTGGAACTGGCATCGGACAGCGCAGCGCCTTTTCGCATCAATGGCGGCTTCAAGATTGACATGGAACTTGACCCGGATTGAGGTGAGAAATGGCAACCTTTGTAAGACACGTTGAGCCTGTGCCGCCCAGGGGATGGAACGAGGACGATAAGCATTATCACATGGAGATAATGTCCGTCTTTGATGAAATCTACAGTTGGCGCGGACGGCTGACGCTGAAAGACTTCCTGCCGAGTGAACTGAAAAAGATCGGCCTGCTTGTGTACCCGGTCGGCGCAATCTTTTATACCACGGGCGAGGAAAGCCCGGCTGACCTTTACGGCGGCGAGTGGAAGAAGATTGAGAACGAGGAATGGGGCATGAGTTGGGAAGCGGCAGACGGCGAGGAAGAAGAACCGCCCGTCATTAAATACAGGAGACTTAAATAAGGTGGTGGTTTCATGGCCGCAGTGAAGGTAGACGAGCTGAAATATGTCCAGCTTGGTGTGCGCGGCGAGAATGATGTACTTGATTTTCAGATAGATATTTCAGAGTGGCTGGCGCAATGGCCTGACGCGCTGTACAGCATCGTTGCCGTGCGGCATGATGAAACACTGCCGTATGTCGCGGTGACCTCCGTGCAAGGTGACATTCTGATCTGGCACGTTTCCGAGAGCGACACCCATATCATGGGAACTGGCTACATGGAAGTACGCGCCACGGGTGCGGACGGCAAGCGCAAGAAAACGCGCGTTGTGCCTACGGTGGTGGACAGGTCGCTTGACGGCGTTTCAACGGATGTGCCTGAGCCGATGCAGGATTGGGTTGACCAGGTGCTGAGAGCCTACGCCACCATGATGGACTATGCTGAAACAACCGTGCGGGAATGTGAGGTACAGCTTGAAAGAGCGATGCACATATTCGCTGAGAGCAACCTGCGGACTGAGGAAATCAACGAAGGCTGGGTACGGCTGATCGGCGGCAATGTGGGCGCGGTGCTGGGAGATATCAGCTATCCTGTGGGCAGTGTGTTTGTGACCACGGGCAATGTCACTCCCGCAAGCCTGTTCGGCGGTGATTGGGAAGAAGTCAAGGGCCGGATGCTGCTTGGCACAAGCACGGCCTATGCGGCTGGCACTCAGGGCGGCAGCGCAACAATCACTATTGCGGAGCGCAATCTTCCCGAAGGTGTGCTGTTTGAAGATGTGCCGCGCAGTGTGCCGAATTAAGGGGGTGAGCGTATGGCAACTTTTAATGTTTCTCTTCCAGACTTTACAATCACCTCCACCGCTGACGCATACGCAACACAGTATGACGGTTCCGGCAATATCCTGGACGGTACTATCACGACACATCCGACTACGGTCACGAAGGAATTTACCTATTCTTCTCTGCCGAGCGGCGCGGTGATTTCCCCTGCGGTGACGCTGACCTACCGCGCGATGTATCCGAGCAAGTATTCCAATTCCGATACACTGACCGCGCAAGGCTCATCCATGACGATGAGCAGGACTTCCGCAGCGACAGTAACCAGTCAGGCGCTTGATGGACTGAACGACAACACTAAGGCGGTCAATGCGACCATTTCCGGGAACAAGATTCGCGTCACGTTTGTTTACACCTATGCTCCTACAGTTGTGTTTGGCAGGCGGTCTGAGTCGAACACCGCGATGGTGCGTGTGTCCGTTTCCGGCACATATTCCGACTCCGTGAGCGCACCGAGCGCACCGACCACGCTGAAAATCAACAAAACCACCGTGGAGACTGGCAAAAATTATCAGCTTTCATGGAGCGGTGCAGAGGCCGGGAGCAACAACGCCATCACGGGGTATGAGATTCAGAGCAGGTCTGCGGTGAACGGCGGCTCCTATGGGAGCTGGGCCGCAGTCACCACCGTTGGGTCAAGCGCAGCAGCATACACGAGAACGGCCAGCATTTCCTCTTTCGGCGCGACAAGCGAGACTGTGCAGTACCGCATCCGCACCGTTGGCACAACCAGCGACACGAATTACAAGTATTCCCCCTGGACCACCTTTCCGGAGAGCGTGAACATCACACCTGCGGCTGACCCGGATGACCCGGACGATACCGACCCCGGCGGCGGTGATGACGAGGGCGGCGGTGGTGATGGAGGCGGTGGCGGCGGCAGCGGAATTAACGCGAGAGCGAAGCAAGGCGAGGCCGTATCGCTGAACAACCTTCCTCCATACCTGACGGTGCGCATCTGGAAGCGCAAGGCATAAGGGGGTGAGCGGATTGAACGAAAAGGCAACGGCGGTTGTTGCGACCGCGAAAGCGCTGCTTGGCTCACCCTATGTGTGGGGCGCGTGGGGCAAGGAATGCACGGTGAAATACCGCAAAGCCTGCATGGGTTCTTCGCACATCTCTGGCGGGAACGCAAACAACATTGTCCGGCGCTGCCCTGTGCTGAACGGGAGCAAGGAAACCTGCGAGGGCTGCCAGTATCAGGGCATGATGGCCTTTGACTGCCGGGGCTTTGTGCATTATGTGTTCCAGCAGGCCGGGATTGAGATCAGCGGCGGCGGCGCAACCAGTCAGTACAACACTACGGCAAACTGGCTTGAGCGCGGTGATATTGGGAACATGCCCGACCTTGTGTGTCCCGTGTTCATGCGCAAGGATGGAAAGTGCAGCCATGTAGGACTTCATATCGGCGGCGGCGTGATTATCCATTGCAGCGGAGAAGTGAAGTACGGGAAGGTGACGGACAAGGGCTGGACAGCCTACGGCATTCCCGCAACGATGTACAGTGACGCTGAATTAAAGGCCGCTGGCGTTGTGACACTGACCGCTGATGCGCTTCCGACACTTCGCAAGGCGGCATCCGGCGCATATGTGCAGATGCTTCAAAACAAGCTGATTTCCCTTGGCTATGACGAATTGGGCGCGGTTGACGGGAAGTTCGGGAACAAGACGGAGGGCGCGGTGAGAGCCTTCCAGGAAAACAACGGGCTAAAGGTGGACGGCATTGTCGGTCAGCAGACATGGAAAACACTGCTGCGTCTGACCGAGGATGAACCCGAAAAGCCTGCTGAGCAGCTGTGCAGCCTGACGCTGCGGGGGCTGGCCTTCCATGATGTGAGGGCGGTGGTGAACATCGCCGGGGACGACATGGAATACGCTCTGCGGATTGACGGCATGCCTGAGCGCATCGCGGATGAGATCATGAAGTCATATCCCTTCGCGGAGAAAGGAGGGGTGGCGTAATGAGCGAGACAATCATTGTGGCGCTGCTGTCGTTGGCTGGAACAGCCATTGGCAGTGTGGTCGGCATTATGACCAGTCAACGGCTGATTGAGTATAGGCTCAAGCAGTTGGAAGAAAAGGTGAACAAGCACAACCAGATCGTTGAGCGCACTTTCAAGCTGGAAGGGCGCATGAACGAGGCAGAACACGACATCAAGGATTTGAAAGGGAGGGCGTGACTATGATCGACTGGAAGAGCAAGCTGACATCCCGCAAGTTCTGGGCGGCTATCGCGGAGTTTGTGACCATGCTGATTATCGCGCTGGGCGGCGCACAGGAAACCGCAACGCAGATTACGGCTTTGATTATGGCTGGCGCGGCGGTGATTGCGTACATCATCGGCGAGGGGCTTGCTGATGCGGCGGGGGCCGCAAGCGGAGAGTGGTACTATCTGCCGGACGATGAGGATATGAAACCGCCTGAGGAATAAGCCATGTTTGTTCAGTGCAATCCAAACCCGCGCTGGAAACGGCTTGATGATTGCGTTGTTCGCGCAATTGCCATAGCGGAGGACAGGGAATGGCGGGGCGTGTACAGGGAGCTGTGCGAGGTCGGCGATGAACTGTACATGATGCCCTCCACAAACGCCTGTTGGGATAAACTGTTGACCCGTCACGGATGGAAGAAAAGCATTGCCTACTGTCCACCGTGCCTGACCGTTGCGGAGTTTGCCGAGCATAATCCGTATGGCGTATTCCTGCTGGCTACCGGCTCTCATGTGGTTGCCGTGCGGGACGGTGACTGGCTGGACGCATGGGACAGTGGGGACGAAGTGATAGCCTATTATTATACGAGGTGAGAGGATGTATACACCGCAGTACCCCTTTATGCAGCAGCAGCCGAAGCAGCTTGTGTTCGCACAGGGCATTGAAGCGGCGAAGGCTGTACAGATGAACCCCGGCGATACCGTGCCGATCTTCGACACGGAGCGGCCTGTGCTGTATGTGCGCAGTGTGGACGGCGCAGGTGTGCCGCAGGAAATGTTGATGTATGACCTTGTGCCGCACGTTGAGAAGCAGACCGAGTATGTGACTAAGGATGAATTTGCAGAGCTGAAAACGATGATACAGGAGGCGCTGGGCAATGGGAAACCCGCTGTATGAACGCTTTGGGGGCAGGCAGCAGCCTAACATTATGCAGCAGTTGAATGACCTGAGAGCGCACCCGGCGCAAATGCTGAAACAGTTTGGCTACAACGTGCCGGACAGCCTGACGGGAAACCCGCAGCAGATTATCCAGCACCTTGTGCAGACCGGGCAAGTGCCGAATAACGCGCAGGCACGGGCAATGCAGATTCTCAGTCAGTTGACAGGGAAGAAATAACAAAAGTATACAAACTGACCCGCGCAACGGTGAGCAGTATGTATAAATAATACTTTTTTACGGGGGTGTTCTCATGGGTGAGGAAAACAACATCGTAATGCCTGTGCAGCCGATGAACAACGGCGGCTATGGCGGCAACGGATTCTTCGGTGGCTTTGACGGCTTCTGGGGTATCCTGCTGGTTATCCTGTTGCTCGGCGGCGGTATGTGGGGAGGTTTCGGCGGTATGAACGGAGCAAACAACGGCAGCATGATTTATCCGTGGATGAATCAGGCCGCGATTACTCAGGACGGCTTCAATCAGGCCGCTACCACCTCTCTGCTGGGTGACATTAACACCGGGATGACCGCTGGTTTCGCCGGGGTGAACATGAGCGTGAATAACGCGCAGAATGCCCTTTCGCAGCAGCTTTACACGAACCAGATCGCGGACATGAACCAGAACTTTGCCATGCAGAGCGCGTTCCAGAACTGCTGCTGTGAAAACCGCCTTGCGACCTGCCAGACGCAGAATGTGATTACCTCTGACGGTGCGGCTACCCGCAGCGCCATCCAGAACGGTGTGCAGGCTGTGCTTGACAAGATGTGTCAGGATAAGATTGATGAGAAGAACGAGACGATTGTTGCGCTGAACAACCGCATCAACGCGCTGGAAGCGAACAATTACGTTCAGAACGCGCTGACCGCGCAGACGCAGTATTTCCTGTCGCTGTACCCGCCCACGGCGGCAGCGGCGCGGACTACCACCTCCGGCACCTGATAGGAGGGCTGACAGATGGAAGTCAAAGAAATCTATGGTATGATTGACCGTCTGGAAGAGGAGCTGGCTGCAAAGGGCAAGCAGATGAGCGGCGGCATGAGCGCAAACCTGCTGGAATGCACTGACAAGCTGACGCATACCATCGTGAGCCTGAACAAGATGCTGATGTTCAAGCAGGCCGATGAAGGAGGCTTCAGCGGTTCTTCCTACATGGGGCAGAGCGGCGCAAACCGCCCCATGTGGAATGACAGTCAGGCGCGGCCTATCTATTCAAACGGCAGTTGGAGCGGACGCAGTATGCGCAGCCGCGACAATGGTATGGGGCAGCGAATCGAACAGCTTGAAAAAGAGCTGGAAGAACTGCGCCAGATGCAGAGCAACTAACCGACTGAGGGGGGTGATCGCCTTTGGTTACCCCCCTCCCCTTTAAGGGGGGAGGACAATATGGGCAAGGTACTTCACCATTTTTTGCTTCCCGGTGAAGGTGAGTTCAGGGAAATTGTTGATGAAGCGGAACGAAAAGTAACAGTCAAAGATTATGTCGCGGGTGAATCGTACAAGCGCGGTGACTATGTGCGGTATAATGGGGAATTATATCAATTCGTCAGTGACGCAAGCGAAGCAGAAGAGCAGACCGCAACACTTCCAGGGAACATAAGAAAAGTCTTGCTTGATGAAGCCATAAAAAATAACCATAATAATATTTATGGGGGGCTTGTCAGAATAAAAGCAAACTATGACATTGGTGCTGGACGATGGTACGCGACCAACAAAAACAATGAACAGTATCTTACATGGAATCCTGGTGATAATCAAAACGGAAGAACACCATATACTCTGACTGACATTTCCCGCATTAAAGATAATTCAACTATGGTTGTAAGGTCTATGATGACCGGGTACTTTGGTATATTCCTTGTTGACGAAAACATGAAAGTGCTTGCACAGTATAATAGCAACAGAGGATTGCCGCCTGGGTACAATGGGAATACAAACCTGCCTGAATTTTGTACCGTTCCAAAGCCAGCCGGGGCCAAATATGTATGTTTTCATGTGCATAAGCGTAATGTTGACGCAGGGACTAATTACCCTCATTATGTTTCCGACGATTTTGACATATTTGGATATACCGATGGTATACTGGAAGATATTAAGCAAACGAAAGAAACATTGCAACAAGACGAGGAGAATTTTCAAAACCAAATTGATGAAGTCAATTCACGGTTTATCGTTCCAATTCAAGGAATTACTGTTGATGTTGAAGGCCAGTATATTAGTAGGACAGGGTCACGCGCTTCAAATCAGCAAAGCTATGTAACAGGTTTGATAGAAGTGCCAACCGGGTGTGTTGTAGAATTGCATGGTGTCCGGCTCAATGATACATTCGGTGTTGCTGGCTTTGCCGGAAGATCAAGCGGTTCTACACGTATTCCGCTTTATGATCCTATACCTGCTGGAACGTCAGAAGTAGACAGTATTATTTTCCGTGTGCCGAAGGGTGTCAATTATATTCGAGCAACCGGGAAAGTTGGTAGTCAGATAACTGGCAGCGTCATGGTAGATTTTCATAAAGTCAGTGAAATCGCTACTGAAGTATTTGGAGACAATTTCGACCTTGGCGCTCAGGTGGCAGAGCATGAAAACTCAATCAATACTAACACAACTGATGTCGCAAGGTTAAAGACAAACAAGGTGGAAATGCCTGCGGATGGCAGCGACCTGCCTATTGCCGGGGAGGAAGGACAGTTTCTCCGCTCACTTGGCAACGGTAAAACGGAATGGAGTTCATACGTTCCCGCAACGGAGGATTTGCAGAGCGCGATTGATGACTGGATGGACAGGCATCCGAGCGCTGTAACAACTGTACAAGACAACAGCCTTGGCTTTGAAAAGTACACAGACGCTGCGAAGAAAAGCATTGTTCGTGTATTTGATACTGTGGCTGACATGAAAGCAGACAGTGCATTGATTCCGGGGATGGTTGTCAGCACTCTTGGTTATCGCACTGTAAGTGATAGCGGCGATGCAATTTATAAGATCAAAGAAGCAGCCAATTACAGCGGCGGGTATTGCGAAAATCTTAATAATGGCTACAAAGCTGAATTATTGATTGGCGAATACCTTACGCCTGAAATGTTTGGTGCCTTTGGTAATGGAACAGATGACGATACAGAAAAAGTTGCTTTGGCTCTTGGTGGCGGTAGCTTTACAAGGGGAAATGTAACAAACGTATTTAAGGGGAAACACTGGGAAACCATAGAGAATCCCGATTATGACCCTGATGATGAAACAAGCCTTGCAACCATTGATGTATTGGTTGATGGCGCAACAGACAAAGAAAGTGGATTGATTGTTACAGGCGTTGTTCCGGTTGTCGGTCGTGGCAAATACAAGGTCGGCAACATTGGAATGAGTAATTGCAATTTCAACTTGAACATTAAATCCACAGGTTTGTTTGAACTGATTGACAATAACACGATCAGCGGCTGGATTGAAAATGTCAAGAAAGGTTCGCTGACCAGCGGCCGAATTTTGATTGGCGTGACAGGGGCAGGCAACAGCATTGAGAAAATGCGTTTCAGCGGATTGGATGATAGAGACAATGCCCCGCCAAACGCACAGAACAGAGATAATTGGGCGTACAATGCTGGTGCGGCAATCGTTCTCTATTACGGATCAACTGCCAACAAAGTAAAAGATTGTGCCTTTGAGGCGGCTTTCAAGGTAGACATTTCCATAGGCGGTTCTGATGTCGAAGTGTCTGGCTGTACTTTTGAGCCACATATAACTGGCGAATCAGTAACAGACTACTACACGAACGCTATCAAACTCAACGACCATAACAATTCTTCCGGCATTAACGGCGAAAACATTTTTATCCACGACTGTTTCTTTGACAGTCATACTGACAACCCGATTGATGCTTATACTGGCGCAAGGAATGTAATTATCAGCAATAGTATCTTCAACTCGCCAACTGTCAGGTGTATTGAGATCAAGAGCAAGCCGCATAATTCTTTTTTCACAAATTCCTATCAGATCAGCGATTGTATATTTTATGGCAAGGGTATTTTGTTCGCAAGCGCTACGAAGATGGGGGAGCAGGAAAACCCGATATATGCCTTGAGTGATATTATTATGTCGAACTGCATTTGCAAATCAGCAGGCGGGACAGGCGCTATCATTCTGATGGCATTGAACAGCACTACTCTCAACGGTTGCTCTATTGATGCCAACGGGGCGAACGCGATTTCTACAGCCTATTCTATTGTTTGCAATGGCTGCAACATTACCAATGCGGCAACCATGTTTACGGCCACTCCCGCACCAAACGTAGTCCGCATAATCAACGGCTGTTCATTTGAAGGTACTTCCTTCGGCGTTATTCCGGCGCGTTCCAACTATAAACTGATTGGCACAACCATAAACACTACTGGTATCACATTTACCGGAGTTTGTGGCAGACTTGCTGTAATCGGATGCAATATAAAAACTGAGGCAGACAGTATTGCCGCGATGAATTTTTCCCAGACAGTCGCCGCATCAAGCCTTAGTACATACCAGATTCAGCCAAACGACGTTGACGCTTCCCGCGGGGAAAGCTGTACGTACAATGAGCCAAATGATAATTATATTTATCAGTATAACGCAGCGTATCCCGTATTCTTTGTGTCGAACACAATGATGTCAGACAACGCTTCCACCGCAGGGCTTTTAACGCTAAGGCAAGGCACATCATATGTACCAGAAAAAGTCGTAGCGAATTACAATGACCTTGACGGTCAAACACTTGCGACATTTGTTGGCGTTTACTCAGATGTGAACTTCTGACAGACAAGGAGGTGAAAAAAATGCCGAGAGTGAGACAGAATGCCACGGCTGACGGCGCGGCAACGGTCAAGGGACAGGCGGCGGGTTCTGCCCCCGCTGGCGGTGTGACGGTGCCGACCGCGACCACAGGCGCACAGGTTGCGCAGACCGGGACGGATACTGCGACCACAACCACGACCGCGACCACCACGCCTGTCAGCACGAAGCATGAGAGCGGATTTACTTCTGCCTATGACCTTGGGTCACTGGCGGCGGCACTGCAAAGGACAGGCTACACCCCGCGCACGGATGAGGAACTGCGCAGGCAGGCCGAAGCGATGTACAAATCGCAGTATGACCAATCCAGGCTGAGCGCACAGCAGAGCTATGACACCACGGCGCTTGCCTTGCAGCAGCAGCTTGCGCAACTGGGAATGAGCTATGACAGGCAGATCGAAGCGCAGGAAGCGGCAACGCAAAAGGCGCTGAGCCAGCAGGACAGGTACAGCTTGCAGCGCGGTATGCAGCGGAGCAGTTATAACAATGCGACCATCGGCAATCTTCAGATCGCAGGCGCGAAGGCCATTGACCAGATTCTTCAGGGACGGACGCTTGCGGAGAGCCAGATCGGTCAGCAGCAGACCTTGCTTGCTAAGCAGCTTGCGGAGCAGCTGAGCGCTGCGGACAGCAAGTATCAGGCTGACATTATCGCGCGGATAATGGAGATGCAGGACCAGGATTGGCAGCGGCAGTACCAGACCACGAAGGACTTTGACGATCTCCAGATTCAGCTTTACAAGCTGATGCAGGAGGACAAGAGCCTTGCGATGCAGCAGCAGAAGCTCAGCGCAGACTTAGCGCAGAGCGGAAGCAAGGGCAGCGGCGGTTACTACGGCGGCGGGAGTAAGAGCAGCACAGACACAAGCGCTGGAACACCGGGGCCAACAGGCGATGGAACGAAACCGAGCTATTTATCGGCCCTGTTCCAGCAACGCCTTCGCCAACACAGTGATCCGACCAAGCAGACACCACATGGCGCAGCGCCTATTCAGATTGACCCTGTAACCAGACAGCCGATTGAAACTAGACTGCAACCTTTAGTTCCGTTGACGGAGATTGGCAGAATCAGGCGGTAACACACGGGGCAGGTGGGGTAAAGCCTGCCTGCCCCTGTTTTTATGGAGGTATTAGATGATTTATACCGGGCCACAGCTTGACTATAGCGAGATGCGCAGGCGCGGCGCAGAAATGGCACGTACTCTTGAGGAAAAGAAGCAGCGCGAGGAAAGCGGCATCTGGTGGAGCGGAGATCAGCCCACGGCAGCAGAAACCGAAGCGCAAATCTGGAAGATATACGGCGATGATGAAGTGGCGAAGAATGGCGCGTATTCGGAACTGGATAAAGAGTACGATACGCCCGGTTCGATTTTTTATAATCCCTATCGCAAGGCCACAAACCAAAGCCTGATTGATGACCTTGCAAGGCGCGGCATTGATGTGAGCGGCGGGATTAACGATAACTTCTTTCAGCAGTATGCAGCTTATCAGCAGTTTCTTTCCCCGTCTGACCTGACAGGCACACCGGGCAAGCCGGATGCAAAGAAGGGTACAAACAATCAGTGGATTGCCTATGACCTGTACCAGCTTCAGAAGGACGAAGCGACCACGAAAAAGGCAGAAGCCGAGTGGGCGCAGATGCAGAAGGAAGTATCCTACTGGACAGAAAAGGGCCTGACAGACAACGAGATCAAGGCCAAAATTGATATGTCCAAGTATTCCACCTTGCGCGGTATGGACGATGACCGCAAAATGGGTACTTATACTCCGCTGAACAGGCAGGTAAACTATTCACAGGATGCGATTGACGGTGTTATCTGGGCAGCGCGCAATAAGGGTTTCAGCAGTGGGGACTACTTTCAGGATGCTGTTTATTCAAAGCTGGGCTATGGCAATCTGGGCCACAGCAGCTACAGCAGCATGGCACAGCGCACACCTGGCAGTGCTGCATATCACCCCTACAAAAGCGGCGCAACCAACGACAACGACCGCATGATTCTGGGACGGGATTCCTTCGACCAGGACTTTTTCAACACCACAACGGCGATTTTGCAGAACCCGGACAGCGAGGAAGCCAAGGCGTGGGCGCGGCGGTATGACCGGGAGAAGCCCACACAGCAGGCAGAAGCCGAACTGGCAGCGCTGCAAAACAAGCTGAACAGCATCACGGAGATCACCCCGAAGGAAGGGGAAAGCGTATACGAAGCCGCACTGCGCCTTGTGGACAGGTATCTTGAGGAAGGCGTAGCGGCGAATGACTTTGCGCGTATGTCCATGCTGCAAAAGATGGACGAAGAACGCGCGAAGGGGCAGGCGCTTGACCTGAACAGGACGGTGGATTATCGCCGGGAGGATATGGCGGCGAACCTTGCGGCGCGTATTACCCGTGAGCAGCGCAAGGCGCAGCAGGAAGCGAAGGCACAGGCTGAAGCAACGGCACAGCCGGAGCAGCAGACCACCGAGCCGACCACTACAGAGCCGACCGCTGAGCAGCCGACCACCGAAGCCACACCCGCGCCGGAAGCCACCGCAACGCCTGAGCCAAGGCGGGAAACAAGGCCGCGCGGCGGTGATATGACACCGACCGACCTGCAGCCCATTGAGGGAGAGGAACAGCCTGCACAGACTGAGCAGAGCGTCACTGAACCGCAGACGCAGCAAGAAACAACCACAACAGACAGTGAACAAAAACCGTTATCTCAAGACGAAGTGGATGAGCTTCTTAAATGGGTGGAAGAAGTTTATCCGAACGCTGGTGTGCAAGGCGCACGGACTGGGAGGGTTGCTTCTGCGGCGGGAACGTCTGCCCCGGCGGGAAGAAGTCGGCGCGGAGAAAACCTTTTGCAGGGTAAAAGCATTGATGATTTGCAGAAAATTGTCAATGACGAAAACGCTTCTGCTGTTGAGCGAAAAAAAGCGGAAATCCAGCTTGGGTATATCAGAGGGGAAATTACGGATGAGAATCTAAATACTTACCTTGCGATGACCCTTGATGCGTATGACGGAAGCCTGTCTTTTGATGGTCTGTATGATGCGCTGACTGCCTACTATCGTGGCGATAAAGAACTTACTAAAGCGCAGCAGAGGGCTTTTGATGAAATCAATGCCTACATTCCGTTTATCGTCAACGGCTTGTACAGGCAAGATTTTGCTTCACTGTCCGACATCAACTTTCTGGGGCAAGAGGTAGCTGATTTTCTAAATGCTGCCAGCAAGGGCAACGCTCCTGTGGAAGATTTGGTAGATGCGACGTTGGAGCTATATTCTGCTTATAAAATGTTCCAGCTTGCCCCAGAAAGTGTTGCGACCGCTGAAGAACTTGAATATTCGTATTACAACAATCCGTATAATCAAGGTGCTGCGGAAGAGGACAGAATTACTGGCGGTATTGGTTATTATTTTAAGACACATCCAGATGAAGCTGATGACCTTCGTGCCATTACAGAACGCATCAATTCTATCAACGCAGAGCACGAAGCACAGGAAGCGGAGATCGCCCGGAATCAGGAAGCGGCAGAGCGGCTGTCTAACCGTCTTGTTCTGGACATGGTGGAAGAAGCCATTGCCACAGGTGACACAAGTAAGCTGACCACGGAAGCCATTCAGCAGTTTGACAGTATTGTCGGCAGTGACCAGTACGGCACTGTGAAAGACCTGAAGGACGATGCGTGGGCAAAGGAGAATATCTATAACAAGGACAATGGCCTTTTCAGCTATGATCTGGGATATAGTATTGAGTCTGCGTATGGCAATGAATTTTGGGACTCAAGTGTTGCCGAAGCAGTAATGAAGCTCATGGAAGATCACTATCTTCTGCATTATCGTGAAGCAAAGGCGCTGGGGCAAACGCTTGAAGAATTTTATGCCGAGAATCCTTCCAAGTATGTTTCACCAGCCGACCTGAGAGAAAGCGCTGAGAATCAGTATAAAAAGAAGTTTGATTCGGATGTGCCGGAAGTTGCGCAGGATATTAAAGACGGTGTGGGCTGGCTGGAGGCTGTGCGGCGCGGTGCTGTGAGTGGCGGCTATCTTTTCGCTTCCGGCTTTGTTGGCTTTGCGTCTGACATGATAGATTCGTCGGAAGAAGTAACCCGTGATAACAATCTGAGAGCATATACTGAACTATACGGCGCGAATGCGCGATTTGGCTACACGCAAGAACTGACTGCCTACGCAAACAGCCTGCCGGAGGATGACCTGCGCAGAGCGCAGATTTTGAGCGCGATTGAAGAATCCAGAACCACCGGGCGAGACATTATGTACTATTCCTTTAATCTCAACCGTGAGAAGCTGGAAGATGTGCGCAGTGGCCTGATGACGAACGTGGAAGCCAACGCGCAGTATATGCAGGAACACGGCACACAGAGTGAGCAGGACTGGTATAGGTGGATTTCTTCTGCGGTCAATTCCACGCTGGGCATGACTGCATCGGCGGCATTGTCTGCTATTCCGGGTGTTGGCCCTCTGGCGGCTACTGCGATTGTCTTTGCTCCCGGCAGTTTTGATGAAACTTATAGACAGTACAAGGATTCGCTTGGCAGAGAACGTGCAGCGCTGATGGGCTTTGCTTCTGCTGCGTGGGAAACCGTTTCGGAGCAGTGGGAACTGAATAAGTACCTTCCGGGCAGCAGCGGTCTGGGGGACACTTTGAAAAAGGGCTTTACCGACATTATCAGCCGTGAGGGCGCAAAGGGCTTTAACAAGGTCATGACCGCTATCGGCGGCTTTGGTACGCAGCTTGCAGGCAATACCCTTGAGGAACAGGGACAGGAATTGATGCAAGGCGCCGGCGAAGCCGCACTTCAGTATCTCATTGCTGGCGATGCCGATGCTTTTGTCAACTTCTTTGATGCGGAGAACATCAAGGACACGCTGGTTTCTACCGCGCTGACCGTTGGCGGCAACACTGTAACCACAGGCGCTATCAACGGCGCTGCGAACCTGACTGCAAAAACGCTGGACAGGCTTGCCAATAACGCCATTGATACTGCCGTTGCCGAGAATGCCGCGCTTTATGACGCAGTTAAAGCCGGGCAGGACAGCACACAGGCCATCTCCGAGGGCATGGCAAGCGGCGAAGTGCAGGCCGCACCGATGACCGAGGAACAGGCGCAGGCGATTGTGGATGAAGCAATGGCGGGGCAGACAAGCCTGTTTGACTTTGTGGAAGATGTAGAAGCTGCGCCTGCGGAAGCCCCGGCAGAAGCGACTGCGGAAGCACCGGAAGGCGAATTGCCCGGTCAGACTTCCATGTTTGAGGGTGCAGAGGAAGAAGCGCCACAGACCGCGCCTGTTGATGGCGAAGAAACCGCCACGGACAATGACGCATTTGCCGACATGGCAGAGATGGCGGCAGCGGAGGAAGAACAGGCTGAACCTGCACCCGCCCCGAAGGAAGAAGCGCCTACATTCCCCGCCCGGAGAAACCGTCACCCCGCAACGCAAGGCGGGAATATGTCTCTTGCTGAAAGTCGTGCAAGGGCAGCGAGAGCGGCGCGTGTTGCCCAACAGGGCATCGACACCTTCACGGACGGCACCAAGACCCCGGCAGAGCGTATGCAAGGCTTGCAGACCGCCGCCGCTGGCCTTGAAGCCGGGAACAATGCGAACGCTGAGAGTGGCCTTGCTGGCCCGATCAGCGGTACTTATGTGGCGATGGCGAACGCCTACACCGAAGCCTTGCAGGCCGGGGACACCGAGACTGCGAACAGCATTGTAGCGCAGATGCAGGCCGATGCGGCACAGCGGCAGGCGGCGCAGCAGGCAGAACAGACCGTTGAACAGACCACCACCGCGCAGACGAAGAAGGACGATGCGGCACGGCAGGTAGCGCAGACGATTGTGCAAAATCCCGAAGTGCAGCACAAGATGGCGCAGGACATTGCCGACCAGCAGACCGCTTCTGCGATTGCGGCATGGCCCGATGGCATCCCGAACACCCAGGAAGCCAAGAGCGCAAAACAGGCGCTTGATGACATTGACGCTGAACTGGAAGTGGCGAGAGCAAAGGCCGAGGCGGCAGCGCAGAAACGCGAAGCAGCACGGCAGAACGCCGCACAGGCTTTGCAGGACGCAAAGAACGCACCACAGGACAAGCGCCTTGTGAAACGCGCATCTTCAATGAAGGGCGTAATGACCAAGGCCGAAAACCTGTATCTGGCGGCGCAGGACGAATTGCAGCGCCTTGACCAGCAGAGAGCGGTTGCCGAGAAGAAGCTAAATGACATCAAGGACGCTGAAGCTGAGAGGGCAAGGTCTGCAAGCGCTATCAGTGCGGAAGCACAGGTGGCGGCAACGGTGGCACAGGCCAGTGAAGCGCTTGCAGCAGAAGCACAGGCGCAGGCTGATGTGGAGCAGGAAATTGCCGAGCAGGATGCTGCAGAAGCGGCTGAGAATGCCGAGAACGAAGAAGCCGAGGGCATGGCAGACGAGGACAGGCAGAACGCCGAAACGCTTGTGGAAGCGCCGGAGGAAGCGCCCAAGGCACAGCCCATTGTGCAGAACCCGGATGTGCAGCATCAGGCCGTTGAGGTGACGGATGAGCAGACCGCGCCTGCGGAGACTGCGCCGACCGATGAAGCGCCTGCCGCTGAGCCTGTGCAGGAAGAATCCCCCGCCCCGACCGGGGAAAAGGCCACTCCCGAACTGGTGAAGCAGGAACACAAGCTGCTGATGCTCCGCAACAGGCTTGAAGCGGTGCTGAGCATGAGGACAGATGAAAACAGCGCCACCTTTGCTTTGCCTACAAAGGGTGTCAATATCGAGGGGCAGCAAAACACGATCACCGGGCAGAATCACGCCGCGCGTCAGATCGCGCTGGAAATCAACGAACTGCTGGAAGAAATGGGTTACAAGCCTTTCAACCTGACCTACGCTGATGGTGTGCGGCTTATGTCCAGCGACCTTTCCAGCTACCACTTCAAGACCATCTCCGAGAACTTTGCCAATGGTGACGCGATTGCCGACCGCTGGAACGGGAAGGACGCACCGCAGTATAACAGGCAGAGCAACGCGCAGACCGCACGGGCGCTGTCTCTTGCGGGAACACCCTACATGATTGCCGAATTGCGCAACAGCAAGGGCATGATTAACGGGCAGGCGGTGATGCTGCTGAACCCGGCACGGATGGGCTACTTCCGCGATGCGATTGTGAGCCATATCCGCAACGGCGCTGATATTCACCTGAACGTGGACGGGCTGACCGAGGATGCGCAGAAGATGGTCACGAAGGTGCTGAACGGGCTGAAGAACACCGGGAATCTCACCTTTGACGGGCAAACCAGCATTGCGATTGACCAGGAAGCCGAACAGGGTATCAAAGACCTGATGAAGAAGGTCAGGGACGCAAATAAGGTCATGCCGTCCGGGACGGATGTGGTAAAGTTCATTCAGAAGCACAGCGGGGAGAAATTCAGCCGTGAAGCCATTGACAGCATGATCGAGCGCAAGGGCTGGATGAGCAGCGGAGACTTGAAAGCGCTGGAAAATGCGATGCGGAGCAATCCCGAACTGGCGCAATGGCTCAACGGGCTGGAAGGAAAAGACCTGCAGGCGATTATACAGAGTGTTGCGGCAAGTAAACTGAAAGACCGCGATGAGAGCGAAGTGCTGTCTGTACTGCGCAGGCACCAGGATGTTACGCAGAGGGAGAATTGGGCGCAGTTGCGAGATAATATGCTAGATAGTCAGCAGAGGGCGAATGATAAGGTGCTTGCCCAACTGCTTGACAACGGCAAACCTGCTGTGCAAGCCTACCGCGCGAACAGCCTTGCGGCAGAAGCACAGCCGACCAACAACGGCACAAACAATAACAACGCTCTCCCGCAGAACTCTCCGCTCCGTGTGATGCAGCGGCTTGCAAACGATCTTGGTATTGGAAACTATGTGCCGACAAAGAAAGGCATACCGTCCCGCGCACTTGGTATCTACCAGGCACAGGCCGATTACATTGCCGTTGGCAGCGAACACGCGAATGATTACAGAACACTGACGCATGAGTTAGGTCATGCCATTCAGGACTTGACGGGCTACAGGACACCGCAGAGCGTGGTAAATTGGTTCTCTCAGCAGCCGTTGGCGCAGGCTTATTCTCCGGCAGAGATTGAATCCGAAGCGCAGGCAGAGTTTACGCGCCTGTATATGACAGGCAATGCGGCTCAGATATTCGGTCAAGGCGTTGTAGATGTGTTTGAAACCGCGCTGAAATCCGCTGGATTGTATGACCGTGTAGCAAGCGCGGCAGAGCAATTCAGGAGTTTCGTGCAGGCCAGCACGGAGAACAAAATCCGTGCGAACATCGTCAATTACGCGCAGTCCGACCAGAATATCAGCGAGTTGGAAGCGCTTCGCAGGAAGGGCGTTGACTTCACTATCGCAATGGTGGATGATACGGCAGGAATGCGGGAGATTGATAACAAACTGGGCCTGCGCAATGGCGGCTTGAGCCTTCGGGAGCGCGGCATCCTTGCAAAGTTTGCGTCCAAACAGGCTATGCACCTGATTACGGGTGACCTGCGCACGATGGATGGACAGCCCGTGGATGTGAGCATGAAGGACGCTATTGGGCTGAAAACCACACAGGAACTTGACGATCTGGCAGTGTACCGCACTGCGCTGATGGCAATCGACCGCTACAAGGAAGCACAGGCGCAGCTTCAGTCTGGGACGCAACCCAATGTACTGAGCATGACAGTGTTCGGGAACAATGTTTCTATCGCAGACCTTGAAGCGCTCGTAAAGGACTATGAGACAAACAAGAAGGATATTGTAGCAGCGTCCAATAGCCTTGACGGCTGGTGGGGCGAGTTTATGCAGACATGGATGGTAGACACACACCTTATTACACAGGAAGCATGTGACTATCTCCGCGCAAAGTGGCCTCACTATACCCCGACCATCCGTGATATTCCCGGCGCAAAGAGAAGCGGCACAAGCATCCGTACCAATGACGGCTACACACTGCATAAAATCCACGGCAGCGACCTTGACATTATTAACCCGCTGGAAACCATGCAGATGATTATCAGCCAGACGGTGGAAGCGGCGCACAACAACGCTATCGCCGGGGAACTGTACCGGGCAAGCCTGATGGACGGCAGCGGTGCTTTCGTCCGTGAGATTGCAGGAGACATTGACCACCAGGAAGTGAGCGCCAGTCGGTTCAAGACGGAGATCGGCAGGATTATGAGCGGCCTGCACTTCTCTGATGCAGACATTCAGCGAGTGCTGGGCAAGGTCACCGGGCCGATCACCGAGAACAACATGACAACTCACACCGACCTTCCGAACACGATTGTTTACACGGACGAAGAAGGCATACGGCACATTCTAGAAGTGAGCAACCCGGAACTGTGGGAATCCATTCAGTCAGCCACAAAGAGCAATATCTCCAATGCGCGTGGCATTGCACGTAGCATAGGCCATATGACAAGATTCATGACGCGCTGGACAACGGGCAGCAATCCGAAGTTTGCGCTGAAGAACTTTGTAAGAGACTTCCAGAACTCTGTCAATCATGGCTCATGGGCAAGCAACTATATCACGGGTTTGGCAAAGTGGGCTGCGGCTGCATATGATGTTGTGACGCATAAGGGGAATTATGACGAATATACTTCCCTTGGTGGTGGTGATTTCACCCGGTTTGCAACGCCGAAAACATATCACGAAGCAGACACTATGCTGCAAAACCTTGCGGATGACTATCACAGAGACACGATGCTAAGCAAGGCTGGCAAAGTTGCAGGCAAAGCAAAGAATCTTCTTACTTTGTCAGGCGTTAATGAGATCATCGAGCAGACTTCACGCTATGCCGAATACAAGTGGGGCAAGCATGACCTGAGTACGCCAGAGGGACGGCAGAGAGCTTTCCTTGCGGCGCAGGAAGCGACAACCAACTTCGCCTTGTCCGGCAACAGTCAGATTGCACAGGATTTGCGCTACATTGCCCCGTTCTGGAATGCCACCTTGCAAGGCACGTACCAGCTTAAAACAACCTTTGACGCAGAGAACCGTGACAGGCTTGCTCCGAGGATTGCAAAGACTGTACTGAACAATGCGCTGATGGGCGCTATGCAGTATATGCTGCTGACCCGTATGTTTGGCACTCCGGGCCGGGACGATGACAAGGAATGGTATGACAGGCTTTCTCAGGACATCCGTCTTGACAACATGATTCTGCCGTTCTTTGACAACGAGACACACGCGCGGCGTTTCATGCGTCTGCCGCTTGCACAAAGCCCCTATGCAAGGATGGCTTTCCAGCTTGGCTATCAGATCATGAACATGGGCGATGGCAATGCACTGTCCGTTGACTTGGGCAGTACAGCGCAACATATGCTGACAGGCACACTCCCGACAGATACCATCTTCAACCCGGCAATTTCTCTGCTGTCCAACAAGAATTATTACGGTGGCACGATTGTACCGAGCTATCTAGAAGGGCTTCCGGCATCTCAGCAGTATGTTGACACTACTCCGAACGTGTTCAAGATGGCTGGACGGCTGACCAATGTTTCTCCGCTAAAACTACAGTATCTCATGGAACAGTACACGGGCTTTATCGGGCAGACACTTATCCCCCTGACCAGCCCCGACAACCTGACCGGGGAGATGGATCCCGGAGGAAACCTGTACAGATCGCTCTTGCGTGACGCATGGACGATTGAGCCTGCCTATAACAACGATGTGCAGAACAGCTATTACACCGCACTGGATGTGCTTGACCAGATTCAGAAGGGTGCTTCTTCGCAAGGCTACAGTGATATACTGAGCAATGCCTTGTCAGCGGAGGACGCGCAGCTTGCGGTTGATACCGCAAAGTCTCTGACCAGCAAGGGCGGCGCACTGTATAAACTGTCCAAGGACATTGCAGACCTGCGCGACCAGCAGAAAAAGGCAATGGAAGCCGTTGGTGACCATGACAGCAAAGAGAAAATCCGCAAGATGTATCAGCAGGAAATCATTGCTAAGGAGCAGGAAGCACTGGCCTATTACAATGACTACGCTGAGAAGTACATTACCGGACGCAACTTTGTGGGCTATCTGCTGAATGGCGGCGCAAAGGCTGGGAAGGCATCTCCGCTGGCTACCTACAGTATGCAATTCCAGTATGACAAGGATGAAACCTACATGAAACGCGCACAGGAAGTGTACGATGCAAACGGCAAGAGCAGCGCTCTGCCGCATCCGAATACTTCGCCACAGATCAATAAGGTTTACTATCATCCCGACACACAAGAATGCTGGGAAGAATACCAGGGCCAGTACAGACAGGCATACAAGGAAGTGCTTGACGGCGTGACTGACAGTGAGTGGAGCGCGATGGACCAGGACGAAAAAGAAAATCTTCTGTCCAGAGCGCACACTGCCGGAAACACGCAGGCCAAGAGATGGTATCTTGAATGGCTGGAAAAGATGAACCTGTTGGAAGAAAACTAAGCCAAAACAAAAGGGGCGGGAGCAATCCCGCCTTTTTGTGTGGTGTAGAGTGTGGTGCAAGGTTTTCGTGAAGCGTGGAAACCGTTGCGGCAGTAGTGAAGTACCGCGCGTTGTTTGATTCTTCATCAAAATGCACGTATTATATTTTGGGTATATGTGAAATGACGAAAACCTTTATGAAATAAGGGAAGTTGGGCTTTTGGTTATATTTGACAGATAAGGCATTTATAGGCGTTTTTGGGGGTGAGTGTGGTGTAAAGTGTGGTGCAGGATTAGGAGCCGATGATGTCACGGAACACGGTGTCGGTGATGGTGGCGGCGCGTTCCGCATCGCCGGACATGGCGTGACCGTAGGTGCCGAAGGTGTCCATTGTAGCGGAGTGACCAACTACCTGTTTAAGGAGTTCTTCGGGCATATCGGCTTTGGTGGCGCTGATGAAGGTGTGCCGGATTTCGTGGAAGGAAAGCTGGGGAATGCCGTTGGATTTGCAGTAGCCCTTCCAGAGTTCGTAAAGGTTGTTCGGAAGGACGGGCTTGCCGAGGGAATTGCAGAAGATGTATGGAGAAACAACCTTCGCCTGGGCCAGCATCAGCTTTTGCTCTTTCAGTTCGTGCTGCGCGAGGGCCGGGAGGACAATCTTTCTGTGCGCGTTCTCGTTCTTTCCGTGCGAGATGTCACCATTCGGACGGATGGAGCGGGAGACTGTCAGCACATTGTCGGCGGAGATGTCAAACCATTGCAGGCCAGCGAGTTCACCGCGCCGCAGGCCGAGCAGGACGCAGAAGCGGAAGGCGTGGATGTACCAGCTATCCCCCTGGGAGAACAGGATGCGGATGTGTTCCGGCTGCAGGGCGTTCTTTTCCTTCTTTCCCTCTGCCGTGGTGGGGATGATGATGTTTTCCGGGACTTCGATGGGGTAGCGGTTGGCCTTGCAGTATTTGCAGAAGCGCTCGATGCAGGAAATGTAGAGGGCAAGGGTGGACTTGCGCCGCCCCTGATCGGCAAGGTTGACAATCAGATCGTTCCAGTCGTTCAGGCAGACACGGGAGAGCATCTTGCCCCCCAGCTTCGGGATAACATAATTATTGAAGAAAGACTTTTCCGATGTGTTCACCTGGACCAGCTTTTCGCGCTGAGCGAGATAGCGGTCAACGGCTACGGACAGGCGCAGGTCTGAGCCTGTCTGACAGGTGAGCCATTCAGCGGCCTTGCCCTCCGCTTCGCGCTTGCCCTTCCGGCCGGGTTCGGAAGAATAGAACGAGCGGCGTATGCCATCGCGCTGTACGTTGATTTTCCAATAGTGGCGGTTATCGTCCCACCGGGCTTCGGGAATTAATGTTTTTTTCATTGTACAACACCGCGCTCTGTGCTATAATATAGAAGCACCAAGAGCCATCCTTTCTTTGTGCTGGCCTGCCCCGTATTGCTGCTTTCTCCGGGGCAGGCTTTTTTTGTGCTTTCTTACTGTTTGGCAGGCATGAGATACTGAGCAATTTCAATAAGAAGTGAGATTTCCTTGTTGTCCATCTGCGCAGCCATTCCGACCAATGTGTTGATTAATGGCTTTTCAGTGACGGTTTCAAATAGGAAGTTTTTCTTTTCCTCCACAGTGGGAATTTCGTAATCCTGATAAAGCGTGTTTGCGTCCACATTAAGGATTTGCATCAACTGTATCAGAATCGGTTCATTTGGAGCAGACAGACCACTTTCATAATTTGCAATACTGCCTCGTGAAACGTGAAGCAATTCGGCGAGCTGTCTTTGTGTCAGCCCAGCATTTTCTCTTGCTTCTTTGATTCGCTCTGCCAATGGCATTTGCTCACCTCCTAACGAAAGAATACCATAAAAATTGTACAAGGTCAATATTCTTTGTACATTTTTCTTGAATTTTGGTATTGACTTGCCAGAGTATTTGTGCTATGATTCTCTCGTGCCAAGAAACTTGTGCTATAATGACAGGAAAGGAGGGGAAACATTGTCACTCGTTACCAAGAACCTTGAGCGCATTATCACGGAAAAGGGACTGCGGAAAGAATACGTTGCGAGGAAAAGCGGATTGAGCAGTCAGATGATCTCCGATCTGCTTGCCGAGCGGAAAGTGTTCCGCGCTGATTTCGTTCCTCCGCTGTGCGCGACATTGGGCGTTGAGCCTAATGAGTTGTTCAAAGAGTTGCCCCCGGAGACGAATTAAGGAAGTGGAAAGGATGGCGATGAGGAAGCAACGCCTGCGGCTGAAAATCTACAGTTGCGGGTACACACTGGAACAGATGGCGGCGATGCTTGGGCTTACCCCGGTCACGCTCTCCCGGCGAATGAACGGTCATTGCGACTTCACGCTGGCAGAGGTGTTCCGCATCGGTGAGATTCTGGGCATCACGGATGATGCTGAATTGCTGGGGCTGTTCCGATGAGAAGAAGAAGAAGGGTACAAATGAGCAGAATGGTGCATGAGTTTGACCGCCAGGCAATGGCAGAGTTCATCCGTGGTTCATCTCCGATGGCGCTGCGCCATTACATGGAGGAAAAGGAAAAGGTTGGACGCGCCTGCCGTGAGTGGCTGGGCTGCACGGACATTCAGAAGTGCGGCTATGTGTGGCAGAACGGAAACGATGCGCTGCGGGTGGAGATCACTGCTGACTTCCTGCTGCGGCATATCGAAGAAGGGATTGCCTACTGCCTCTGGGCCGGGTGCCCGCGCAATGTGTGCTGTGAGTACAGGGAGGACGAATGAGCAGTTATCTGAATCCTTACAACTATGACAGCGATGAGGACTACTACGAAGCGCAGGAAGAAGCCTACAAGCGCACAAGCAAGCTGTACGGCGGCAATCCTGACATCCCCACCTACATTGAGGACGCATGGAAGGAGGATTACTACGAGCGAAAATACGGCGGCTACGATGAGTATGCCGGAGATCGTGCCGGACATCAATAACGATGTGGCTGCGGAGAAGGCCATCAAGCGCATCAAGCGCCTGCAGACTGAGATGAACGAGTGGGATACCTACTATGACCAGCAGAAGGCCAAGGTTCACGCCCACAACGAATCAGAGATCAGCTATTGGCAGGAGCAGCTTTACCGCTACTTCCTGACCGTGCCGCACCACAACACGAAAACGCAGCAGAGCTATTCGCTTCCTTCCGCGAAACTGGTGCTGAAGAAGCAGGAATGCAAGTATGACTATGACAGCGCGAAGCTGCTGCAATGGCTGGATGATAACAACTACAGCGATTGCGTGAAGGTGACGCGCACCCCGGCGTGGGGCGAGGTCAAGAAGCGCGTGGAAGTGGTGGACGGAAAGAACGGCCTGATTGTGTGTGACAAGGAGACAGGCGAGATTGTCAAGTGTCTGAATGTCACACGGCAGCAGGACAAGTTCTCACTGTCCTTCCCGAAGGAGGATGAGTAATGGGCTATCCTGTGATGATTCTCGGCGAGAGTGGCAGTGGAAAAACCTACAGTATTAAGGGGCTTGACCCGGAGAAGGTAGGTATCTTCCTCTGTGAAAAAAGCCGTTTGCCCTTCCGCAAACAGTTTAACTGCTTCAAGGTGAAGAACCTGCAAGGCCAGGATGAAAAGATCATCCGGCAAAGCGAGGTTATTCAGAGCATATTAAAAAAAGCAACCAAGAAAACCTACGTGATTGATGACAGCCAGTATATTATGGCGAATGAATTCTTTGATCGCGGTAAAGAATTAGGCTATCAGAAATTCACGGACATTGGGACACACTTTCGCGATTTGGTTCATATGGTGAATGAGGATTTGCCTGACGATGTGATTGTGTACTTCTTGCATCACCCAGAGACAGATCCCAATACGGGCAGAATCAAGGCTAAGACCATCGGAAATCTGCTGGATAGCAAGCTAACGCTGGAAGGGTGTTTCGATACCGTGCTATTCTGCAAAACAGACGGTCGAGAACATTGGTTCCAGACACAGAGCGATGGTATAAACACAGCGAAAAGCCCGGAAGGTATGTTTGAATCAAAGATTCCGAATGATTTAGGCTTTGTTGATAAGACAATCCGCGAATACTGGGAAAGTAAGGAGAATGAAGAATGAATCGTCCCGTTGGCTATGAGAAATTCAAGAGTGAAGAACGGAGTGAAGGTGTGGCGCGTCTCCCGGTTGGCTGTTATGTGTGCATGATTCAGAAGGCAGAGGAAACTGTCACGAAGAACGGCTTCCACTATCTCACGCTGTATCTTGATGTGTGCGAGGGTGAAAAGACAGGCTTCTTCATGAGCGACTACCAGTCCAAGGTGGCGCGTGGCTTCAACAACGTGAAGTACAACGGCACTTTCGGCATTGCCATTCCGGCTGATCTGAACGACCCGAAGGACTGGCGCGTCCGCAACTTCAAGAACAATATCTGGGCGATTGAGCAGAGCAACCCCGGCTACACCTGGGACTGGAACGAAATGATGCTTGCAAGGAAGTACGTGGGCATTAACGTGCGTGAACGTGAATGGCTGCGTCAGGATGGCGAAGAACTGCGGCACGGCGTGATTACGGAGATTGCACAGCTTGAAACCGTGAGCGATGTGCGGAGCGGCAAATGCAAGGAGATGAAGCGGCGCGAACTGAGCGATGAGGACAAGGCCCGTCTGAAAGCCTATGAGAGCGGAGCGCAGACCACCAGTAACCAGCCTATGCCTGTGGAGGATGTTGAATTGCCCTTCTAAGGAGGGTGACCATGCGAGAATATTTCTGTGCATATCATAGCATGTTGAACGCTATAGAGCCGTTAACAGACACTGAATGCGGGCGGTTGTTTAGAGGACTGCTTCAGTATAGCCAGGGTCAGCAGCCAACCGCAATCACAGGCCGTGAAAGCCTATTGTTTGGTGTTTTCAAGCAAAACATCGACAGGGAAGTCAGTAAATATGCAGCAGTATGCGAACGAAATAGAAAAAACCAAAAGGGAACACGAAAACAGGCAAATAACCAAAATAACGAGTCGTTACCAGTCGTTAATTTGGACAACCAAAATAACGAGTGGCTACAAGAAGAAGAAAAAGAAGAAGAAAAAGACAAAGACAAAGACGAAGAAGAACACGAAGAAAAGGGCGCTAAAGCGCCCCCCTCTTCCGCATCCCCCCCACGGGGGGATGAGCGGCCTAAGAAACCGCGCGGCGGCGGCGTGATGAAGCGCCCCACGGTGGAGGAAGTAGCGGCCTATGTGGCTGAGAAGGGGTATCACTTCGACCCGGCTGCATTCGTGGCCTTCTACGCAAGCAAGGGCTGGATGGTGGGCAAAAGCCCAATGAAAGACTGGCACATGGCTTGTGTGACATGGGAGAACCGCTCGAAGCCTGTTGTGAAGCCTGTTGCCACAGACCCGTGGAGGGCGCTGGCAGCAAAGTACACGGAGGAAGGGCTATGACGAAAGCAGATGTCAGCAAGATTCTGATGCTGATTGCCGGATTTTACCCGGCCTTCAACAACGGCAGAAACCTTGAAATGACCGTGAACGCATGGCAGATGGCATTTGCGGACGATGACCCGGATGTGGTTGCAAATGCTGTGCTGGCCTTCGCCAATACGGACACAAAAGGCTATGCTCCCGTTCCCGGTCAGCTCAAGGCCCTGATGCACAAGGCCGATGATGAGAGCGCACTGAGCGAGACTGCGGCCTGGGCGATGGTGTACCGCGCACTGCAGAACAGCGCGTATGGGTGGCGCGAGGAATACGCGAAACTGCCGGCCGTGGTGCAGGATGTGCTGGGCGATGCGCGGACGCTGCGGGACTGGGCAATGGCTGACGAGAGCGAGGTACAGACCGTAATCGCCAGCAACTTTCAGCGGTCTTTCCGGGCCAGAGCGCAGTACCGGGCAGAGGTGGCGAGGATGCCGGAGAGCGTGAGAAGCAGACTGGGCTTGAAGGCAAAAGAGCCGGAGAAGCTGACCGATGACAGGCCGACCGCCTTGCCCGTGGGCGGCGTGATTGAGCCGTTGGTGGCGGGGATTCCCGAAGAAGCGCGGAGACTTCTCCCTGCCGAGTTCCTGGAGAGAGTGAATGGACGAAATCGAGAGCAGACCGCAAAAGTGCAAGACCTGCGGTGGCAGCGGATGGCTGCTGAAGGATGTGGATGCAACCAGCTTTTACAACCTGCGGGATGCACAGGGCAATGTGATTCCCATGACGGTGACGCAGGCGTACCCGTGCCCTGAGTGCCGGAAGATGGATGTACGCAATGAGCGCAGCAAGGTATACGGGTTCAAGTAAACAGCAGCAAAGGATGGCAAAAATGAGCAGGCAATTCGGAGAACCGTACCGCTTTGACCGCAGGCGGGGCTTGCGGGAAAGCGACTGGGAGATATTCTGCAAGGACTGGCGGGATGTGTTCTGGACGATGCGGCACAGGCGCACATGGTGCAGAGCGCCGATGTACGACAACGTGGCAGAGCCGGAGGAAGAACGCAGGCAGCGCGGGTTTCTGACGGGCTATGAGGACTGGCGTACAAAGCGCTTTGATGAGTGGGGTATCGCGGGGACGTACCGCAACGGCATACTGTACAAGTGCGGCGCGATTCCACCGCAGGTGCTGAAAAAGCGTTATGTTGACTTCGGGCGGCGGCAGGAGCGGATACTGATTGAGATCGGCATACTGGCGGCGCTGATACTGATCGGCAGCGGATACGCGCTGCTGGATATGGGTGTGATTTGATGGGCATCCTTTACGACATCAACGAGATTGTGTCCGCGCTGAGAAGCAACGAGTATTACCGCATTCAGAAAAACCGCAAGCAGGCGGCGCAACTGATCGAGCATCTGCAAGTGCAGATTGAGGATTTGCAAGAGCGAATCGAGATCATGAGAGCGGAAATGGAAGAGTTGCAAGCGCGTACTGATACCGGGCCTGCATCGCCCACCGATGGGGGATAAGACCTCCTTTCGCACTGCCGGGGGCTTTGAGCATTTCTCCATCCGGCAGCAGATTCTTCGCCGTCAGGCTCGCTCATGGACATGGGAGCGCAAAGCCTGGCCGATGCAGACCTTTTACAAGCCTTATGGGCGGGAAACCGCTTTTGCCGGGAGCGGCATAAGGGTGCCAACTGTGCGGTGACGGGGAGCCGATGCGGAGCGCTACGCATTGCGCGACGATCCAGAGCGCGGGGGCAGATTACTCAATTGTTATACCCGACAGCCCGGAAAGACGGGCAAAAGCAGTCAGCTAAGGGCTGGATGGACGGATTCAGTCTGAAGCGCAAAGGTTTACCTGACAGCCGGAAAGACGGCAACAGTCTGTACTGTTTACTGACAGCCGGAAAGACGGCGAACCAAAAATTGAATATGCCTAATGATGGCGGCATACAAATACCATCATCAAGGGCAACCCCGGTGAGATACGCCTTCGTGCATACGTAACTCCTTAGAGTGGGCGCAGATCATCGGTCGGGCAGGTTGGTTTATCGGCTTTCCTGCTATGGCCTGCCCGGAGACAGCCGGATAGACGGCAGTACCGCAACCCGCTTCGCCAGCCTTCCAGCGCGAAAAAGGCGAGGGAACGAGCAGCGGAGCGGGGAGCGGGGACTTGTTAAGGGATGGCTCAACGACAAGCAAAAAGGAGAAACAAAGAGATGGCAGCGACTAAGAAAACAACGGCGGCTTCTTCCGAACTGAAGATTGAACCTATCGAACTGCTGGTAAGCACCGTGCGCATTGTGGGCATCACGCCCCTGATTACGCACTGTTGGAGCGAGAAGGCCAAGAAGGAGATGCTGGACAACGAGCGCGTCACTACCAAGGTGAAGAACGAAAAGCCCATTCGCGTTCCTGTGCTGGACTTTATGAACAGCCTTTACTGGCTTTCTGGCAAGCCTGAGATTGATGAAGATGATTTGCGGAAGCGTCTGAAAAGCGGAGATTTGAAACCGGAGGACGCTGACAAATACGTGGAAGAAGCAGTTGTGGAAGCGATAGAAAATGGCGCACGGTTCGGCTTCCCGGCAACTGGCCTGAAACAGGCCGCTGTGATGGCTTCCAGCCGCAATGAGACGGGCCTGATGGCAACAAAGCTGCGCGGCGCGTTCTTCATCATGGGAGAAGGCCCGAACCAGTGCGTTGAAATAAAAGGATGCAAGCCCTCTATGCGTGAGGATATGGTTCAGGTTGGCGGCATAAGCAAAAGTGCTGATCTGCGCTACCGTGGGTGCTTCGATGACTGGTATTGCGATCTGGACATTTGCTACAACAAAAACGGCGTTGTGTCGCTGGAACAGATTATCAATTTGATTAACTTAGGCGGCTTTATCTGCGGCGCTGGCGAGTGGAGAATGGAAAAAGATGGCAGCTTCGGCCTGTTCCAGGTTGACCCCACTGTGCAGATTGTAACCCGTCCCGGAACACTGGAAGAATTGCGTAATTCCATGCGCACGATGAGCGTGTAAGACTGCATACTGATAGGCGTGGTGAGGCAGTCAAGGCGCGGCGAGGTTAGGTGAGGCTCGGCAGGATTGGGCTTGGCAGTCGTGGTTCGGAGTGGTGCGGAGCGGACTGCTTCGGAAAGCTAAGGAGGGTCGCGCGGGGTACGGCAGTCGTGTTGTGTCACGGTCTGTAGGTGCTTGGAAAGGTGGTGTTTGGCAGTCGGGGAATGGAAAGGTTATGTTGGTAACGGCAAGTCTGGGCCGGGCTGTTACGGCAAAGCAAGTTTAGGCATGGTGTGGTAAGGCGCGTATGGTCTGGCAGTCAAGGTGAGGCAAGGATTGTTATGGCAAGGCAAGGCACGGCCCGGCCCGGCAGTCATGGAAAGGCCCGGGAAGGTTAGTCGGGTTGCGGATGGCTTGGCAAGGCAGTCGGGGTACGGAGAGTTGCGGTCAGTAGCGGTCTGGATGCGTCGAGGATAGGCAAGGCAGTCAGGGCATGATTCGGAGCGGCTTGGTCGGCACGGCAGGGCAGTCTTGGCTACGCGCGGATTGTCTGGGATAGGTTAGGTGTTGCATGGCTCGGCAGTCGTGGCGCGGCTCGGTAAGGATTGGAGGGGACAGGTTCTGTACGGCCCGGCAGTCGTGGATTGTCGAGGTGCGTCCCGGTATGGCGAGGCACGGCGAGGATTGGCAGTCGTGTTATGGAGCGTTGCGATTAGTTAGGGTTGGACAAGGCACGGCAAGGTCTGGACGGACTGGCGAGGGGGTGATGCACAAAGAAAAGATGGCTCTTTACACACAAACAACACAATGAAAGGATGGAACAAGTGGCAGCTTACAAATGGAAATCAGGTTCACGCTTCGGCGTTTCAGTTGAAACTGCTGTAGCCGTGATGCAGGAATTGACCGAAAAAGACGAACTGACCCCCGCAAAGCTGGTGGACGTTTCCCGCCCGGAGGACGCGCCGCTTCACAAGGTGTTTGAGTGGAACGACAACCGCGCGGCTGAGTTGTGGCGCTGTCAGCAGGCGCGTACCCTGATTAACCACATTGAGGTGGTTTACGATGATGCGCCAAACGCCGCGCCTGTGCCGATGTTTGTACAGGTGATGCAGGTGACAAACAAGCAGATACCATACAAGGAAACGCGCGTGTTGATGCGCAGCCGTGAGGGGCGCGATGCGGTGGTCGCTATGGCACTGGGCGAAGCGAAAGCCTTTGAAAACAAATACGCGCGGCTGACGGAGCTTTCCGGCATCTTTGCCGCAATCCATGAAGCGCAGGAGGAATACGGAGAATGAAGTACGTTGTTTACATCTCCGGCCCGATGACGGGCAAGGACGATCTGAACCGCCCGGAGTTTGAGAAGGCCGCGCAGTACATCACGGAAACCGGGTGCATTGCGCTGAATCCCGCTGTGCTGCCGGACGGCATGACCGATGCGGAGTATGACCGCATTTGTGACGCGATGGTGGAGAGTGCGGACGCGATCTGCCTGCTGAGCGGCTGGGAGAACAGCCGGGGCGCAAAGCGGGAGCTGCAAGCGGCGCTGTGGGCGATGAAGCGCGTGTTCACGAGTTACTACGACATCGGCACCGCCGTTGTGAGAGAGCCTGCGATTGGGCTGAGGAATCAGGTGGGATGAGGGAGCCGGATTAAGCGCGTACTGTGATGCGGCATCCGGCAGAGGAAGTGACGCGATGGATGAAAAGAAGTGCGCGTGGTGCGGGAAGAAGTTTACCGTGTACTCTGCGGAGGAATACGGCTGGAAAGTAAACGGTAAATACTTCTGCCGATACACCTGCATCCGGGCGTACGACAAGGCCACAAGAGAAAAGCGAGAAGCGCGGTTTGCGAAAATGCGTCAGCAAGCGCCGAAAGAGAAAGCACAGTCGGCAGGCAGGCGCATTACGCCGGAACAAAAAGAGAAGTGCGTTGCGCTGTACACCGGGGAGCTGAAAACCGCGCTTGTGATCGCCAAGGAAATGGGCATCAGCTATTCCTCCGTGTACAAGGCGCTTCGGGAAGCTGGGGTGTACGATGTGACGCGCGACGCAAACAAGAGCAACGTGGACATCGAGAAAGCCATTGCAATGCGGAAAGAGGGCATGAGCTATGAGCGGATAGCCAAGGCGATGGGAGCGCACGAAACAACTGTGAGGAAACAGCTAAAGGCAATGGGGGTGGAGTAGTGACAAACCATCAACAACCGAGGTGCGGACAGGCGGTGAAGTGTGATGCTGAAACGAGTGCCTAAAATGTGCATCACCTGTCAGCACTACGAGCCGTATCACTGCACGATTGATGACAGCTATATCGGCTACATGTACGCTGACAAACGAACGGATTGCAAAGGGTACAGTCTGAGCGAGAACTACCGCAAGGGCGGGAAATTCTACGAGAGTAGGGTGGTGGAACAGGATGATCAAGGTCAGCGGATACTCTGATGATGTGGTTGAAATCGAAGGCGCTAAAAGGTGGGATGAAATCAGTGCTTATAATCATGATGTAATCATTTACTTCCGTGATGGCACAATCCTTCGGATGACCTATGATGGCGCATGGAAAGCGGTTGTCGAAGCGGAAGGAACGGCAAAGCACACTATCGAGAAATTGATTCAGAATGATGACTATTACAGTGACTTGTTCACAATTGAAACAGATGAAATCATGAATGTCATGTGGAGGAGCAAATGCGCTTGATTGATGCGGACGCGCTGATTAATGAAGCGGGCAAGCTGTGGTCGGAGATGCCTGACGGCGAGGAACTGAGCAAGGAACTGATGAAAGCCATCAACCACGCTCCGACCGTCGGCGGCTGGAT